CATCAAAGTCAAAACGATAACCAACTACTAAGTTGTTTTCTTTACCAGTCCAATCGCCAAGTAGTAGCCAATTACCACTACCATCTATTTCAATTTCAGCGATAAAGTTTGCCTCATTTATCTCACTAAAAGTTTGAGTATAGATGGTATCATAATCATCAGCAGCACCGTTCTGTACTGTAGGAATGGTTACAGCAACAGGTGTAGCAGAAGTAATGTGATTGTATGGTTTAGGGATGGTTGATTTATTGGTTAACGAGTCATACGTTATAGTGCCTCCAGCAGCAGCCATGAAGTAATGATCAAGGCGTGCGGTAGCAAACGTAGTGACAAGCTGTGTAACCTCTTCAGGGAGACTGTAGGGGTCTTGTACAATGTCGATAAGGAGCACTCGATACTGACCACCTTCACGAATCAAAAGGATAAGGAAGTTATCTAGCATCACCATGAATTTAAGTTGACCTGGGATTTGCCACTTAAACCATGCTTGCATTACAGCATCCCTGCCGTCTGTAAAATACTTGTAGAAAAACAGAGTATTTAAACTAGGACTTAGAACACCTAGCAAGGAGTCTTGAGCATTGACAATAAGTTGTGTAGAATCTGGAGGAAGGTAACCAGCGACTACTTTACTGATGTCAGATACTTCAGCTGATTCTTGATTACCCCTAGGTTGCATACCAAGCACCTTAGAATAACCAGGAGTCTTAGTAACAAAAGCGATAAAGTTACCAGTATCTTTAGCGACTACAGTCTTATCGCTTTCATACTGACTAACAGTACGGATGATAACATCAGATGGAGAAATAACTCCACTTTCTGAGTATATGAGATACTGCTCATATTCACTGAAGACAACAAGACCTTGAGCCTGAGCAACAGCACAGTACAAGTTACTGACTTTAGTACTAGAAGTTTCTACATCAACAGGATCAGAAGCCAATATAGTTTGACCACTAGTAAAGAAGAAGTTCTCAAAATCTTTTGCCACACTCATAGCAATTGTATCGCCTGTTAAAAATACAAGGCGGTTGCTATAGACTAGGCCAAATTTAATTGATCTATCTACAAAAGAAGGTACTGGGTTACCGTAGTCATTACCAGTAAGACGAGGCGCCCAAGTTTCTTTCCCAATACTGAAAGCATTAGTAGCGGTACTAGTGATTTTATACGGCATGGTCTCAGCGTTGAAACCATTAGATGCAAGTTTAGCGACAAGCTTGCCGCCAGTGGCGACAGGAAGACCGTTTTGATCTACATCAATATCCCAACCACGATCTTCTTCCCAGTAACCAGAACCTGCATTAACAGGGCTTGTAGTGTCACCAGTAGCATTACCAGTAGCTATAAATTTAACGTAATAAGAAGAGCGCTCATCAATGGAGTTCAGGATCTTAACCCTACGTCCAGGTTTAGTAAATGCGGCAAGTCTAGCTGAAGATGTTACTTCATCTTGATAACTTGTAAGGGAGACACCCTGAATACCAGCTTTTACTTCAATGGTAAATGGAGTCTCACCATCCTTCCGTTCAATTTCTAAACTATTAGAGTATTGATAAATGTCGTAGTTTGTACCAATGCTCGCTACTAAAGCTGCATTTAATCCAGTAAGAATTTCATCAGCATCAACAGGATAACCACGGGTTTCAGCATCTGTTAAACTAACAGTAGTAAAACTAGATTGAACACCATCTACCCAGATTGAGTATTCTTGATCATAGTCAATGCTTCCAATGACAACTGTTGCACGAGTTCGTAGATAGTAATCATCTTTAGCATTCATCAAAACATTCTTATTCTTATTGATCACGTATGTCTGATCAAGATAAGTGAATGTGTGGAAAGCTTCTGAAGAATCTACACCAGCAGCTTTGGTTAGATAAGACACTACATCGGCATCAGCTTTATTAGCAACTGTAGCTTCAGTAAATACTAGCTGATTACCACTAAAGCTAGGTACAGTATTCCAGATGCGAATGTCACCAGTAGTAGTGATGACACCAATGTAGCGTTCATCGTTGTCCCTAGCAATAGGAAACCAATAACCATCTTTTAAAGTATCGGATTCATCATCTACATAAGTAGAAAGAATACCAAGAAACTGACTACCATTTCTTTTAAGAAGACCATATGTAGGATCAGGGTATCCATTAAGGATTTCATTAACTTGTCCTGGCTTCTTCTTGGTATCACTCTGACGACTAACACCACCCAGGAATGTAGGAATATTTTGAGTGATTGCTGCCATCAGAGTCTCTGCAGAGTGTTATACGGTTGGTAGCTTTGGTAATAAGTACCCTGGCGTGGGAAGCCAAACATACTATAATCACCTTGATTGCATTCATACTCAAGTGCCATAGCACGTGCAAATGCTTCTTTTTGTTGAAGGATCTGGAATTGAGTAGCATCACCCACAAGACGAGAAGATGCAATAGAGGCAGCTTTACATGTAATATAATCTTGAATAGGAGACGGAAGATCTTCCCATTCAAATAGCCAAACGACATCACAGTAAATGGTCTCAGTCCACTTATCTGTATGATTCATTCGATCATAAAGTCTGCCGTTTCTTTTTACAGTATCGACATCCCTGTAACCAACATATTGAGGGTCATCAGAAATATCTAATTGCAGAACATTGTTAGGCCAATTAATGTACCCATTAGAATCAGGCTGGAGTGGATAGTTAAACTCTTTATTAAAAGTCCATCCTTCACTTTGTACTTCTCTTGATACTTCCCACAAAGTATCGTATATAATCGCAACGTCCGGGTTGGAAACGATAGTGACTTGATCACCATTACTGTCGGTAATAGTCTCAGTATCAATAGCAGTTACAGGAGCCTGACCAACTGACGCCAGGATCTGATTGACAGCTTGCAGCTCAGTCTTAGAGCCAGTGGTTGAGTATAGCATAACAATATGTTATTAGCAATATAAAAAAAGGGAGAGCAATAAAGCCCTCCCAGTTAATCAGACAGCAGCGCGAGCTGCATCCAGTGCAGGAGAATCAGCTTCCACACCAGCATAAGCAGTGCGGAAACCTTGAGTCTCAGAATACACAGTAGAAGCGTTTACGGCAGAGCCGAAACCACGTTGGGTTTTAGCAACCGAACGACGAACAGCGTGGTTGTCAGAAACAGCGAGAGTACCGTTATCACTGTAGGTGGTACCATAGGCACCAGTCACAGTACGAACAGCAAAATCAACAGTTCCAGCCACACCATTGCCGCCAGCAGCAACAGTCAGGTTAGCCATGTTTTATCAAGCAATGGGAAGAGTAGAACCAGCAGTAGCATCACCTTGGATACCACCACTTACAGTGCGACCATATTCTACAGGAGTGGGAGGATTCAGAGTTTGAGACTCCGAAACCTCACCTGCAGGATCAGTCACTTTCACAACCTTAGAAGTACCAGGAGTGATAGACATAATCCTATCTCCTATCAGGCAGCTTGCAGCTCAATAGCAGCAGCAGGGTTCAGCCAATCAGCACCCATGGCGAGCTTACCGATGATCAGGTCGCCCTGGTACATCGCCTTCACATCACCACCAGTGGTCTGGATGCTAGGACCAATGCCTTGCACCACAGCAGCAGCGTCACGCTGATAGATCAGACCGCAGTGAGCAGAGAAGTCACCGCTGTAGTCGTTGTTCTCACCGTTCACACGTGCCACAGTACCAGCCATGAAGGGCAGGTTGTTGGAACGACGGATGCCGATACCAGCAATCTCATAGAGACCTTCGCCGCTGGTCAGAGAACCAGAGCTGTTACCGAAGTCACGGTTCAGGATGTTGGTATCCACTTGGCTGATCAGAGCATAGTACTGACGCGGGGACAGCACAGCGGTACGACCAGCGCGGGGTACATTCTTCTCATCCAGGATCGAAGCAGCCTCGAAGAAAGCATCGACCAGGGCTTGAGCGTTGTACTCGTTACCAGCACCCAGCTTGATCACACTACCACCAGGCTCAGGACCAGGAGCAGCAGTGATGGGGTGAGCAGTACGAGCAGACTTAGCGATAGTGCGGAACACTTTCTTATCATAAGCCTCGGCAAGAGCATGACCGATCTTAGCCGAGATCTCGCTGCGCAGGCTATAGTGAGCCAGGGTCTCATCGAGATCATACACGAAAGCCGAGGACACCAGAAGGTCATCCATCAGCACGGTCTTCTCAGCCACCGGAGGATCACCAGAACCCAGGATAGGAGTGCCAGGGGTATGGTAGTCCGCCGTCATACGGCCAGTGTAGATGAACTGCAGGCTCTTACCGTTACGGAGAGTGCGGTTCTGAACAGTGTCTTTTGCAATGCAAACGCTTTCATAAGCTTTGATCATCTCACCCGAAAACAGTTTCAGGTAAGTAGCGTACTTAGCGTCATAAGCAGCACCACCTTGGGTAAGACCAATGGTGGAGGGGTTCTTATTAATAGAACCGTTGGGGGTCAAAATAGTGTTAGCCACAATAGTAAAGAGAGAGTGTTGTTACGTTCTCCCTAAGCGCTTAGGAATTCACACGAGTAGTCATGTGCATTCAATGTTATTTTGTTTGTCTGTCTCTCCAGACCGTCAATGGCTAAGGTTGTCGGCGTACCGGCCAAAGCCAATAGGAGCCAGGTCCGACTCTGAGGTGCCTGACTCCAACCCGACTATCTATTAAAGATAGGAGCGGGAATATTTAATAAGGGATTAGCTTATTAAAGTTTATTTAGTTTTAGGTGTGTAAGCAACGCCGCGATACTTCAACTTCTGCTCTTTTTGTTGAGCTTGCTGTTCCCGTACACGGGCATCCAATTCGACTTGAGTCATGATAAGGATTGAAGTACCTACCCCCCCCGTTCCATGAGTAGGTGTCATGCGTTCCCGAAGGAATGAACGGACGACGTTACTTTAAATCACCAAGTTGTAGGAGCTACTGCAAGAGTACCCGGCTGGCAGATGACACCTTGAGGAGACAGTTCAGTGAGAACTTGTCCTGCAGGGTATGCAAAGATGAATGCATTGTCATCATCTGTAGGGGTGCAGTAATACACATCCACGCTGGATGTCTTAGGATCGTATGCCATTGTTATCCAATAGAAGGAGCTACCAGAGCCACGGGAGTGGTCTCAGCACTGGCGAGATCAAGTGGGAAGTTGTGAGCATTACGCTCATGCATTACTTCAAAGCCGAGGTTAGCGCGATTGAGAACATCAGCCCAAGTATTAATGACACGGCCATTGTTGTCGAGAAGGGACTGGTTAAAGTTGAAGCCGTTCAGATTAAATGCCATTGTAGAAACGCCCAAGGCAGCGAACCAAATCCCTACTACCGGCCAGGCAGCAAGGAAGAAGTGTAGAGAACGACTATTATTGAAAGAGGCATATTGGAAGATCAAACGTCCAAAGTAACCATGAGCGGCTACGATGTTGTAGGTCTCTTCCTCTTGGCCGAACTTGTAACCATAATTCTGACTTTCCTGTTCAGTAGTCTCACGCACAAGCGAGGACGTAACAAGCGAACCGTGCATAGCACTGAATAGCGAGCCACCGAAAACACCAGCGACACCCAACATATGGAAGGGGTGCATGAGAATGTTATGTTCAGCTTGGAAGACAAGCATGTAGTTGAAGGTGCCTGAGATACCAAGAGGCATGGCGTCACTAAAAGAACCTTGTCCAAACGGATAGACGAGGAAGACAGCTGACGCTGCTGCAACGGGAGCTGAGTATGCGACACAAATCCAAGGGCGCATCCCTAGTCGATAGCTAAGTTCCC